GCGGATGTTTAGACGTGCCCAAAACTGCATGTAGAATTAAAAAACTGTATGCAATTTTATGAAAATTGTATGCAACATTGTATGCAGGATTCGCGCGGTGGGCTGGCCTATTATTACCCAGCCCACCTCTGACACTGGCACATAATTTTCAATATGGCCTCAACTGTCGCATCAAATGCAGCCCGACGCTGGTGTTTCACCCTCAATAACTATACTCCAGTGGAGGTTGATGCACTTACCTCCTGGGCATCAAACTTGGTCTATCTTGTTTTCGGGCGAGAAACCGGTGAGTCCGGAACACCTCATCTCCAAGGCTATTTCATCCTCAAGCGAAGGCGTCGAGTCGGACAGCTCAGTCAAGTGCCCGGCCTTACTAGAGCTCACCTCGAAGTTGCTAGAGGAACCCCCGAGCAAGCGTCAACGTATTGTAAGAAAGACGGAGACTACAGTGAGTTCGGGGAGCTTCCCACTTCATCGCAAGGAAAGCGGACCGATTTCGAGTGCCTTAAGGAGTGGTGCAAGGACCGCGACGTCCCACCAAGCGATCTCGATTTGGCAGAGAACTTTCCATCCCTATTTGGAAGATACCCCAAGGCCTGCAGGCGATTCGCTGACCTCTTTGGACCTCGATTTAAGTTTATGGGAGAGGGAGTCGAATTGCGCCCCTGGCAGTCCTCTTTAGAAAATGTTTTGTTGGATGAACCTAATGACCGTAAGATACTTTTTGTTGTCGATCCTCAAGGCAATACTGGGAAGAGTTGGTTTATTAAGTATTGGCTTACTAAAGATGGCGATTCTCAGCGTTTGTCTGTTGGGAAGCGTGATGATTTGGCGTTTGCAATTGATCCTAAATGCTCGGTGTTTCTATTTGATATTCCCAGGGGACAATCTGAGTTTATCCAGTACTCTGTCTTGGAACAGCTTAAAGATGGAATCATCTTCAGCCCCAAGTATGAGAGTTCTACTAAAGTTCTGACTCATATTCCTCATGTGGTGGTAATGATGAATGAGGAACCTGATCGCACTAAGTTATCCGCTGATCGTTATGTTGTTATGAATTTACATACTATCTAAAATAAAAAGTGAACATGTGAATGTGATCTAATTCTTGGGTTCACGGAAATATCGAACCAAACGAAGTTGGTGATTAATTTGACCTGTGGCCTGCCCTGTTCCCGCTGCATCGTCCTGGAAGCAGGCCCAGTAACAAAGATACATAGCCTTCCCCTCAGGGTTGGCGTTTGTTGCTTCATATCGAATTTGACGGTTCACTTTAACGTAAAATTCCAAGGTTTTTGTGTTTTTTCCTTCGGTTGATGCATATGGTCCAAGCATGAAACGAATATGTTTATGAACGTTGTATTTGTCCGTATTGATAGGCAAACAACGGAATTCCAATGATGACAATTGCGTTGAGTCGAAGTCCTGAGCTCTGTCATCTGCGTTACCTCGGAAGAATTCTGCAGTAGGCACGGCATCGTCTCCAGTTAGGTTATCAGCTTTTGGAGAGATAACGGCGACGTTAACGTATACATGTTCTCCGTTCCCGGTGTTAAGCCCCGAGTTAAGGACGAGTGACATACAGACTTTGATACCGCGGAAGTTCACAATATCCCGCTGTCGTTGATTTAAAGCTGTACCCGCTGGTATATTAAGAAGCGGGTCAGATCGGAGTTCTCTTGTGGTGAGAGTATCATCCACGTTGGTTTCATGGCGTTTAGCTGGGCCCGTCCCGATGCGTTCTCCAACACGTTTTCTCAGACGGGCCTTTTGACGGATATTCCTTCTAGCTTTTGCGACTAGTTTCATTGCTCCTGGTCGCCAAAGTGGATATGTTCTTCTCATCATGCTGCCTACCCTGTAGGCTGTTGCCATTTGCCTAGCAACATTATGCCTTGCAATAAACCTGGTTAAAGGTCTTAAAGCTGCGGCTCTGCGTCGATTGTATCTTACTAAAGATGCCATTATTTAGATTGCGCTTTAGGTTGCGGATGTTTAGACGTGCCCAAAACTGCATGTAGAATTAAAAAACTGTATGCAATTTTATGAAAATTGTATGCAACATTGTATGCAGGATTCGCGCGGTGGGCTGGCCTATTATTACCCAGCCCACC